AAATTCTACGCGCAGAAGATTTCATTTCCGGATGATTTCGCGTGCGCGCGTTGGGAGCGGTTCGGGGTGGTGAAGAAGGAGGCGAAATAAAAAGAGCCCCGTTGGCGCGGGGCTCGATTTGAAGATCGGCGGTTCGAGATTGGCGTCTGGAACCGAAATTTTGATGAAGGACCCTGGCGGGGTCGATCGAAGCACAACACGCGCTCTGGCTAAGAAAGCGAATTGCAAGATGCATATAACAAAGATCACCGAAATTCACAAGGGGGCGCCGTCGCTCATCTCCACAGCCGCTCATGACAACGCGAGAGGCTGCAAATGAACAAGAGAGAAAAGATAACGCCCGGATTCGACTTTGCAAGAGCCGGGAGAGAAAGCGGTCTTTCAAAAGATCAGTGCACGCTTCTGAAGAAACTCATCCGCGACGCAGAGTTTCGCGACGAGATCATTCTCGCGCTGGCGATCGTTGAGGTTCTCTCTCCCAATATCAAATCGGGCCAATCCGTCGAAGGCTTCGCCGAAGACCTCATGTCGACGTTTGCAGATCTCAGCGAAGCATATGCTCAGGACGTCCTAGCTCTCACTCCCGCAGTCGGGGGTGTGCAATGAGTCGGCGCCCATTCTTCAAATTCTATTTTCAAGATTTTGCGGACGGCTGCCGCAAGGCGAAGATGTCCCCGGAGCAAGTCGGCATGTACGTCATGTCGCTCGGCTACATCTGGGAGGACCGCGGATCGTTTCCGGATGACATGTCCCTTCTGGGCGTCAGGACCGGGTGGGGCAAGCGTCTTTGCACTCGACTGGTGCGAGAACTTCGAGCTTCTGGGAAGCTTGTTGAAACAGGAGACGGTCGACTGTCGAACGACCGGATGGTTCGCGAGATTGAAGCCTTTGTTCAGGTCAAAAAGGCTGCTCAGGAGCGCGAAGAAAAGCGCAAATCGAGGTCGAAAGAGACGCTCTATAGTCGCTCTATAGTCGCTCTACAGTCCGACTATAGCGGCACTACAAACGATCTATTTTCTAAAAATCGCAACAATAACAACGATACGTTGGGCACGGAGGCGGCACATACCAGAAGCCAGAAGCCAGAAGCCAGAGATAGTGAAGAAAGAAATAACTTAGGCGCCCCGAAGGGGGGCGCCCAAGTTATTAGTACAACTCGTGCGCTTGACCCTGAGGGGTCTGCGCCGAGTGAAGACCAAAATCGGACCGACCGATTGGACCCATTTCGTCGACCGCGACGACTGGCCGGTCCGGACAATGATCTCACAGGGCTCTACGGGATCGAGTTCCAAGACGGACGACTTCGCATCAGCGGCGGCGTGAGGGACGATCTCCAGTCTGAGTTCCCTGGCGTAGATCTCGATGCTGTTTGCCTCAAGGCGGCTCCCAAGGTGGCGGCTAGCAAGCGGCCAAGCCGAGAGTTCATCCTCGCAACTATCCGGCAATACGCTCAGTTCGCTATCGAGGATATGGCCAAGGCAAAGGCTGGCTCTGGGTCGTTCGGCAAGTCGCCCGGGAAGAAAGATTTCCTGGCAGGCCTTACGTCTGAACAACGCGCATTGGTAGAGGCTCAGCGATCAGCAAAGCAGGGAGCACACTGATGCTCGATGTTTTGCCCGAGGCGTTCTCGGACGTTGATCTCGAGAAAGCGCTTGTCGCGTTGGTCCTGAAGGACGGCCGTGCAATCGAACGCATTGGCGACCTGGATTCGGACGACCTGACGGACTTCACGATGAGCGCCGTTCTTGCGGCAGCGTTGAACGCAAAGTCGGAAGGCAAGCCGGTCAGTACCGTTACGATCCTGCCTCAGCTCCGAGGCATGATCGCGCTCGACGGATCAACGGGCCTCGATGTCGTCAGCAAATTGACCGTCGATGGCATCGAACCGCGCGTCGACGAAATTGCACGTCGGTTGAAGGAAATTTCACTTCGTCGGCAGATGAGCGAATATCTGAAAACCGTTGCTCGAGATGCGGTCGACGAAAAGAAACGGCCACGCGCACTGGTCGATGATATCGGCAAAAAACTCGAAGATTACGTCAAAGTTGACGTCGAAAAAGCACCCACCGACACAATCAGCAGCGTTTCGGCAGGATTTCTTGAGTACCTGAAATCGGACGTTGCGGAAATTGAGATCCCAACGGGTTTAACCGACCTCGACAACGCAACGGCTGGATGGCATCGCGGGCAGTTTGCGATTATCGCCGGACGTCCTTCGATGGGTAAAAGCATGTTCGCGCTTTCGAGCATGCTCAAAACGGCGCGCGCCGGCCACGGCGTGTTGTTCTTCTCGCTCGAGATGTCGAAGTTTCAAATCGCAGCGCGATCACTGGCAGACTTTGCCTACACTGAACCAGTTATCCAGTACAAAGATCTTCGCCCCGGCAAAGCCGATGTTCACATGCATCGCTTGGAGGAAGCCGCTGCGCTGCTGAAGGGGCTTCCCATTCAGATCGACGCGACGTCCGGGCTGACCGCTTCGGAAATATTCGAACGCACCAAGCGCGCTGTGGAGACGTTCGCAAAATCGGGCAAGCGCTTGGACTGCGTCTATGTCGATCACCTTCTGAAGGTGACGCCATCCGGACGCTATGCAGGCCAGCCCGTCAAAGAACTCGACGAAGTCAGTCAAGCGATGTGCGACATCGCAAAAAAGCTCAACGTTGCGGTCGTCGGATTGCACCAGTTGAACCGCGAAAACGAAGGCCGCGACAACCAGAGAGGGATGTTGTCCGACCTGCGAGGCTCAGGCTCGCTGGAGCAGGACGCGGACTTGGTATTGTTCTGCTACCGCCCGGCATACCGCTACGAGCGTCTCAATCCCGAGACGCCAGAGGAACGCGAAGAACGCGATCACGTCCTCAATGCACTTCGGCACAGCTTCGAACTTCAAATCGCAAAGCAGAGGCAAGGACCAACAGAAACGATTGAATTGTTTTGTGACGTCACCGCAAACGCTATTCGAAATAAGGGGTTCCGCTGATGAATTTCATTGAAGCAGCCGACCTCTACGTTTCTCTCGGCTTTCGCGTTTTCCCGCTCGGTCACGGTTCGAAGCTTCCCGCCATCAAGGGCGGCAAAGGCTTCAAGGATGCGACCGACAATCCGCAAATCATCGACGCATGGGCTCGTCGTTATCCCAAGTGCAACATTGCGATCTCAACCGGAGAGCCATCCGGAATTGTCGTGATTGACGTCGATCCTCGAAACGGCGGGTTCGCCAGCATTTCGAAATTAGCCGGATCTGGGAATCTCTTTCCGGCATGTCCAACGGCGAAGACTGGAAACAACGGTCGCCACATGTACTTCCGTCTGCCGGACGGATTGAAGTCCAGCAAGGATCGTCTCGGCCCAGGCATCGATGTGAAATCCACCGGTGGCTACGTCGTGGCGGCTCCGAGCTGGATCGCACCGACTGAAGCAGGACCGGGCGGTATCTACCAGTGGCTCGTTTCTCCTGAGGCGACGGCAATCCCTCCGCTCCCCAGGTGGACCGTCGAAAAGCTGATGCCAAAAGCTCGAGATCTTCCGCGCTTTGAGCAGATGCAGACAAGCGAGATGGCACATCGCAGCCTCGAAGGCATGGCGCGCAAACTGGCGTCGGCCGGTGCCGGATCGAGAAACAATATTCTTAACTGGGCAGCGTACACTGTCGGCGCGCTCATTCGCCAAGGCAAACTTTCAACCACGCTGGCGGATCAACGGTTGACGCAAGCGGCGCTCGCAGCGGGCCTAGCGCTCCCAGAGATCAAAGCAACAATCGCAAGCGGCTTTCGCGCCGGGGCAGGTGCGGAATGAGCGGATATGACGATAGGTCGAACGGTCTTCTGCTGATCGAACTCATGCGCACACTTGGCGCTAAGGACGCCGGCAATGTAGGCGGCTTCTTCGACGTGCCATCAGACTGGCGATGCCCCTGCTGCTACCGCATGAAGCGAGAAATTGCGCGCATCGACAAGAACGGAAATCTTCTCTGCTCGATTCACAGGCATCACGACCATTATTGCGAGCGTTTCGAGGTTGACGTT